AAGTATTAGAATATGTCATTTATTATCCATCAAAGTATACTGTTATAGCTTGAGTGCCAAGATTAGTATTAATATAAGCACCGTTAGGAAATAACACACCATCATCTGGAATGTAAGGATCTATATCAGTTAATAGTGCTGCTGTAGGAATTTGTAACAAAGATGTTAATGCTGTACTTACAGCTGGTGCAGCTACATTTGCTGAAATTGCTGCATCACTTATTACAACAGTTCCTGCTGTTGCTGCTAGTGATATACCTGAAAATCCTCTTACGCGAGTTCTTCCTGCAAATACAACTCCTGTACCAGTAGTTGCTCCAAATCCTAATGAAGTATTAGTGCCTGGTTGTGCACTTACTGTCACAGAACTAATTGATTGCCATGATGTTGTAGATGTTACTGTGTTTGCGTTTACGCCATTAACAACTTCAGTAGCTGCTACTCCTAGTGAATTAACACCTGTTATAGTAAAGTTTACTGTCGAAACATTACCTCCACTTGTAATATTTAATACAGCCACATTATTATTTGTAGGTGTTACTGGTAGTTGTCCAATTAAAGTAAATGCTGTTGCAGGTGTTGCCGCTACGGCTACATTAACATTGCTCGTTGTTGTAACTGGTCCGAATGTTTTGGCTTTTACGCCGGATACATTACCCATTTTTTATTCTCCTTTTTGTTAACGAGGGGCAGAGCAAGGCTACTGCCTATTGCTAGGTTAAGATTTCTCTTGATACCCCTCTGGTTAATTAGTTGCTGTTCCAAGGGCTGAATGGAAGCGCTTCGTTTGCTCCAGTCTGACCATTGTTAGCAAATTGAGAATACTCGACAACGGTTGTCCAGTCACCTGCTGTAGCTGTCGCTGCACCACCACCAGTAAATATTGAACCGTAAAATAAAACGAGTCCTGCATCTGTTTGGTTAAAGTTAGCGCCTGCTACTCCAGCTGCTGCTGCTTGTTGTACAAATCTCCAGTTAGTTTTTTGAACTGCAGATAAATTTATACCTGAATTCCAGGTAGATGCTCCTGCAGTCATGCCTGTACCAAGAATTGGTCCAGCACCGGCACCGGCTGCTAAAGTGCTACCTGCGTACATTCCGCCTGCTGCTCCTAAAACACCTGTAGCTGCATCTGCCATAGTTCCAATAGCGAAGAAATCTCCAAGTGTTGTTCCACCGGCACTGTTACCATTAATATTAATCATAAACTGCATTCTAGTAATAGCAGACTGATAAGGTACTACACCTAGTGGTCTAGCATATATATCAGTAGTTGCTGATCTAGTTCCTACAGAAATAGTTGCTGTTGGGTTAGGGTTAGACGCTGCACTAATATCAGTGATACTAGCAAACAATGAAGTTGAAGCTACAGTTCCTATACCTGGTCCTGTAATTCCTGATTCAGTTAATGCTCTACCAGTTGCATCAGTTCCTGTGATAGTAAAAGTTGTTCCTGCTGAAGTTGCTACTGCACCTGTAAGGATAACTCTTCTACCCCAATGTTGTACAGCAGTACTATTTGCTGCTACACCTGTATTTGCTGTTACTGGTGAAACTTTCCACGGAGCCCATTCGCCTGTTACTGATTGTACGCCATTTAAATTTAAATGGAATCTACCATCAGATGGTCTTACACTTGTGTATGTTTGAGCTAATGCGATCCCTGTTGCAGTTGCTGCAGTTGGAACCCCATGTCTTTGTGTTGCCACATTCCCTAGTGGATGTGTATTTTGAATTCCGCTACTTAAAACTGAGTTTCCTGTAGCAGTTATTGATCCAGTTTTTACCGGACCTGAAAAGGTAGTTATACCCATAATAGTCTCCTTTGGCTGTATAGGCCAATGTCGTCATGCTGTCTCTATACCGTCTGCCTAGCCAGTCAACACAACTATTTTTTCTAGGGTAAGGAGGGCAGATAATTCCGCCCTCCTAAGTGATTTATGCTCCTGGTGTACCAAAGATACCACGCCAGTCAGACCAGCCGTAGCTGTATCTTTCTCTAGCTTTGTATCTAACGTTGCCAGTATCGAAATCGCCTTCCATAGCAGTTCTAATAGGTGCTCTATTAAAATGCTTAAGTCCATTAGGCGCATCTGTTTTAATCCACCACGCGTCAGTATCAGTAAGGAAGTTATTTACAACATATCCTTCTGGTACCATTCCCATATTTTTGGTAGCGTTGATGTCATTATCAGCAGTGCCTGGACGGCCAGCAGATTTCATTAGTCTCTCAGCTACAAACTGCAAGTTTACTGGAATGATCATTTTCATTCCTCTAAGAGCAATTCTCATTCCTCTTTCGTCTTGCATGTTAGCAATATCAATTAACATCTGCTCTAACGAAGTTTCGTTAAGATCAGCTGCAACTGCTAGAGTGTTCGTTTGGTTGGCACTAAGCGTAGGGTGAGCTGCACTGTTAAGTGGTACTCCGTCTCCGCCAGGGTTAGCTACTGCAAATGCATTATTTAAAATGTTTGCTGCTTTCACCTGTTTAGTGTTAGCCATAGAACGCGCTAGTGCTTTTGTGTAGCGAGTGCTAAGTTTATCGTAAAGATTATCCTCTACAGCTTCTTCTGTTAGTGCAAAAGCTAAAGCAACAGTCTCGTTGGTGTACCTAGCAGTGTAAGTTTCTTGAGCGTCATCGTATACAATACCTTGACCCTCAGGTTTTACAGCTGCATTGGCAAAACCGCCAAGCATTACTTCTTCTTCGAAAGCACGATCAGATGATTCTGTATCGAATATTTCTTTGTCTTGATTTTCGTATCGGTCATACTCTAAGCCAAATAGCGCGTTTAAGCCTGGTTCGAGTTCTTTGACCAATTGCATTCTTGAAATTACCATTGTTCAATCTCCTTTTAGGTTATACGCCAGTTGCTCGAGAATACACATGCTCATTGATTCTAACAATCCAGTTAGCGTTCGCTGTAAGCGGATCACTATTTTCTGGGTCTGTTGAGAAACCAACGATACGTAATTGAGCTGATGCTGCTGCCGGTGGAAAAGCTGTATTCATTTGCGTTGCAGATTGACCATTAATGGTGTTTCCTTGCGCTAGTAGAATATCAGTATTCTTTCCAACAGCTGCAGTTTTTGCTAAAATTGCGCTGCCTTGTATTTCGAATAACTTATTTGGATCGTCGTAGACAAATGCTTTGATTAATCCACCACCAGTTGGAGTAATTCCACCTGGGTAGTAGTTTGACCAAGTTGGTTTTTGTGTAGTAGGGTCATCATACAAACAACCGTTGAAAACACCCAAATTATCAATACCACCATTAGCGGCTTGTTGGATAGTTCCGTTGGCTGCAAGTATTTGTACTAAGTCACCTTTATAGATTTGCGTCGCTAATCCAGGTAATATATTGTACTCAGTAGTTCCACCGTTTTGGATGTTACTACCTAACTCGCCTACAGCTCTTAAACCGAATGGTGCGTTTACATTTACCATGATTTTTCCTTGTAGTTAAAAATATACTTCACCCACCATGGGTAAAGTAAGTGTTTGCATTAAGGGGAAAAAATCTTTTAGGATTTCTTGCCGCCAAAACTAACTTGCGACCTGCTCGCATTGCTCACAGGCATACTAGGATGTTGGTCCTTAAGGGGATCGTTAGCAATTGCGTTATCCCTATCTTGGGTTTTACCCGCAAAATATTCTGTACGCTCTTGCACGATTTCCGTAGGAATTCTTGCTAGCATTAGACCTCCAATAGCTATAACACCTTTATATGTACCTGAATCAATATGGGGCCAGATGTTGGTATCATATTCGTCTGCACGAACAAATTCCCAACCTTCGCGTAGTCTAGCGGATACATTTTTTTGATCCATTTGTCCTACAGATTCGGCCCTTATCCAGCGATGGGTAAACCCAGCTGGCGCAGGTGGTGCGTCTAGTTGTGATGGTGGAGCCCATGGTTTCCTTCGAGTAGTTTTCTCTCTGGTTTCAGACTCGCGTGATGGTAACTTATTTTTTGTATTCATATTCATATGCATTACTCCTTCACGTATTTCGCATATTCGCTTAG